TTCCGTCCGCACCGTGACCGTAACTTTGTGCCGATTGGTGGTGATCGCATGTCGGTTAACCAAGACGCGATGGTTCGACTGATTGGTTGGGCAGGTAACGTGACCAGTTCTGGCCCTCGCTTCCAAGGCGTTCTGACTGACTAATTTTGAAAGGATACTAAAATGGCTGCACCTTTTTCCGTAGCCCCAATTTCGGGGTGTGATTTGAATACCATTACCTTGGCCGCTGATGTGGGCCCCGCTTCCGGTGCAGAAGACGCGCCGCAGTTGGGCACTCAGGTCTTTGGTTCTGATGGTCGTCGCTATGTTTATGGCCAAGCTAACGCCGTCATTACCGCTTCGACAGCAGTATGTACCGTCAACGCTACCACGTTCCTAGTGACTGCAACTGGCGGTTCTTACCGCTCACCTGCGGTTGCTATGGCTTCTGGTGATCGTGGCTGGTTCTCTGCTGCTTCTGTCTAAGGAGTAACGTATGAGCTACCCCTCACGGTGTATGGGTGTCGGAATGGCTGCTGCACTTACCGAAGCGGTGTGTGGCGACATTCAGGACAACGTGACCGCTGCGGGTTCAACTCAAGGCACGGCAACTCTGGTCGCTGGCGCTCATGTCATAGTAACGACAGCGGCAGCCAGTACCGGAGTTATTTTGCCCCAAGCTGAACCTGGTGCAGAAGTCACTGTTAAAAACCTCGGCGCTAACGCCGTCAACATTTACCCGGCAACTGGCGGTGCTATTAACGCACTGTCAGCTAACGCCGCGTTTTCTGTGGCGGCTGGTGGTCAGGCGAGATTGTTGGGACGTAATAGTCTTAATTGGGTCACTTACTGAGTGGGCAGGGGCATTTGCCCCTGTTTAATTTTGAACGGAGAAGATATGAGCAATCCTCAATCTAGTTTTGTCGAGTTTTTCATGGAATCTGTTGAATTGAAGTCGGAAAGTGAAAAAGCTGGCCGACCGATTTACAAAGAAATTCCATTCATTCGGATTCAACACCCCGGCGATCGTTTGAATGTTTTAGAAGTAAAAGCAGACGCACACTACAAGCAAAAGTATGCAAAACAGTGGCGTGAGTTTGAGGCAGGTATGGCGGGGGAAGTGATTGGCACGGTTTTAAGTCAATGGCCGCAGATCACTAAGTCGCAATGCAAAGAAGCCGAGTATTTTGGTATTAGAACTGTAGAAAATCTGGCTGAAGTGAACGATGGCGCATTACAGCGTATGGGCATGGGCTGGATGGAATTAAGAAAGAAAGCGCGGGATTATCTAGCGGCAGCGGCAGGAAATGCGCCTATTAACGCACTGCAAGCTGAAAACGAGCGATTGCGTAATGAATTTGAAGCGCTCAAAGCATCGTTAGAAAACCCGGAAGTGAAACGCGGAAGACCGCGTAAAGAACCTGAAACCGTCGAGGGCTAACTATGAATTACACCCTGTTGGAGCTAGTGCAGCAGGTTACTGGTGAACTGGGTGTAAGCCGCCCGACATTGGTTATCGGGAACAATGACCCGCAGATCATACAACTACTCGCCTTGGTCAACCGACTAGGGCGAGACCTTTCCCGCCAGTACGAGTGGCAAAGGCTGAATACTGAACACAGCTTTACTACGGTTCAGGGGCAGACACAATACGACCTACCGAGTGACTGGGGCAGACAAATACCCCAGACGGAGTGGGATAGAACGTCACAATGGCCGTTGATTGGACCTGCAACCACTCAAGAATGGCAGATTTATAAATCAGCGATTATCAGCGATGGCCCAAACCTTCGCTTCAGAATTGCTAACAACTTCCTAGAGGTTGACCCGCCCACGGGTGGCCTTAACCTGTCTTTTTACTACATTTCAAAAAACTGGATTGATGCAGGTGGCGGGGTTACTCGCTACACCTACGCAGCCGACACCGACAGAGCGATATTTGACGATTCGCTGATGGTGACGGGTCTAAAAGTACAGTGGAAAGCCTCTAAAGGACTGGATGCGAGCTTTGACTTGGCAGAATTTAGAACCATGCTCGACACGATTAAAGCACAGGACAAGTCGGCACCAAAACTTACACTCGGCGGTTTGCCGCGCAATATATTGCTGACTGAGTGGAACATACAAGACGGCAACTTCCCGAGCTAGTCATGGACAAAAAAGCCCTTATTAAAGCACTACGCGATACCGTACAAAGCGCCTCAAACAGCGTGGCTAGTGGTGTGTCTGCCCCGGTGGACTTAATAGCCGCTGGACTTCGTAAAGTAGGTATGCCTATTCCCCAAGCGCCTGTAGGTGGGTCTCAATGGATGGAAAACATGGGTTTGACTGTGCCTGTTGAGGATGGCATACCGAAAATGGCGGGTGATTTTTTGGGCATGACAGTGCCTATAATAGCGGCAGCAAAAGCCCCACAAATAGCCGCTGCTGCAAATAGAGGACTGGACAACCTAGCCGCACCCGACACTTTGAACACGCCGGGATTTAGAGGACAAAGGGGCGCGATAGTCTGGCACGGTTCACCGCATAAGTTTGATGCGTTTGATGCTTCCAAGATAGGAACTGGCGAAGGCGCGCAAGCGTATGGGCATGGGTTGTATTTTGCTGAATCGCCGAATGTTGCCAAACAGTATGCCGATGAGTTAAGTTCCAAAATTGACGTTAATGGCCGCCCTTTGTTTCAAAGCAATAAAATTGTTGGGTCAACAGGAAACAGCGATCTTGACGATTATCTTGTCTCCAACCTTGGAAATATTCCAGCCGCAAGGCGTAATCTTCTTTCCGATATACGTTATGTGCGGCCAGAAAACAGGGAAGCGGCAAAAGAAATGCAAAAGACTTTAGCTGATTTACGCAAGGCAAATGTTTCAACAACCAATACGGGCAACATTTACAAAGTAGATCTTCCAGACGAAGCCGTAGCCAAAATGCTGGATTGGGATAAGCCGCTCAGTCAGCAGCCTAATGTAATAAAAACATTGCAAAAAGAATACGCGCCGTCTTACATTGCTCAATTTATGGATCGGCCCGGCTCTGATTTGTACAAAGCAATTTCTGGTGGAAATGGAGTAGAGGATTTGCGTGCATCTGGCGCAGCAGAATTGGCAAAGCAAGGCATACCCGGCATTCGCTACCTAGACCAAGGCTCACGCGGAGCGGGTGCAGGTACATCAAACTTTGTCGTATTCCCCGGTGAAGAAAGACTGCTCAGAATACTAGAACGCAACAATCAGCCTATGGGCTTGATGGGTGTCAAATAATGGCAACAGCACGAGCTACCTCAATACCTGCCCCGGTTGGCGGTCTTAATGACCGAGACAGCATTGCAGATATGAAGCCGCAATATGCGCTCATACTTGATAACTGGTGGCCGTACCCTTCCTATGTAGGGGTAAGAAAAGGCAGCATTAACCATGTGACAGGCTTTGCAAACGCAGTACAAACGCTAGTGGAGTATTTGCCGACAAGTGGCGGGACAAAACTGTTTGCCGCAGCGGGTACGGGTATTTTCGACGTAACTACAGCTGGAGCGGTTGGCGCGGCAGTCGTGACCGGGCAGACTTCAGCACAATGGCAGCACGCTAACGTGACTACTGCGGGTGGGTCTTTTCTGTACTTAGTGAACGGACAAGACAGACCCCAACTATTTAACGGCACGACATGGACGGCAATAGATGGAGCGTCAACACCCTCGATAACCGGAGTGACGACAACTAACCTGGTGCATGTGTGCGTGTTTAAGTCACGCTTGTATTTTGTGGTCAAAAACAGCATGCAGGTAGTATTCCTTCCCGTTGGCCAAGTAGGTGGGGCAGTGGGTACGTTAGATATGAGCGCCATTTTCCGCGATGGCGGGTCGATTATGGCCTGCTATACATGGACGGTGGACGCTGGCGCGGGTGCTGATGACCATTTCGTCGTTATTTCAACGATGGGCGAAGTGGCGATTTACAGAGGCAGCAACCCCGGCGCGGGTGGTGATTTTTCGATAGTGGGCGTGTTTCAGTTAGGTAAACCGCTTGGCCGTCGATGTGCTGAAAAGTACGGCGGTGACTTGGCAGTCAACACCACAGAGGGCGTTTTCCCGTTGGGGCGCGGTCTTTTGTCAGCAAGCGTGGACAGAACAGTAGCCCTGACTGACAAGATACAGAATAGCGTATCTATTGCAGCAAACTCCTACGGTTCGTCGTTTGGGTGGCAACTGACTTTATACCCAGATGCCAACATGATGCTATTGAACGTACCAAACCCCGGCGGGAATTATCAGTACGCACAAAACACGATCACGGGCGCATGGACAAAGTTTGTCGGCTGGAACGCTAACGTACTACTACATGCCTCGACCGGACTGTACTACGCAGACAATACACGGGTTTATAAGGCATGGCTTGGCGACTTAGACAACACAACACCTATACAAGCTGACTGCTTACCTGCCTTTAATTACTTCGGTAACAAAGCCTTCAATAAGTATTTTACGATGGTCAGGCCGTACATTTTGACGACTGGCAGCCCTTCGGTGCTTTACGGACTGAACACTGATTACCTAGCGCAAGATGCTCAAGGTACACTGAATTTCACGCCACCTACGGGTATGGTGTGGGGTTCGATGGTATGGGGGTCGATGGTTTGGGGTGGCGGGTTAAGGCCGATTACGGGATGGAATACAGTAGGCGCGGTGGCAAATAGCGCATCGTTAAGGTTGAAAGTACAGAATAACGGCTCTGAGGTCAGGTTTAATAATGTCGATTATCTCTTCCAGTCGTCCAACTCTGTTCTATGACGCGGAGGTTATTGGGCCGTGGGTATGTGAACGTGCTGGCGGTACTTGGCTACCGGGACGGGCTACTGCGATAGGGCAAATGAAAGACGGGCAGATAAATGCGGGAGTTTTATACGAAGACTGGAACGGCGCAAATGTGGTGTGCCATATTGCAGGTGAAGGGCTTTGGGCGAACCGCAGATTCTTGGCAACGATTTTTGATTACCCATTTAACCAGTTAAAAGTTCGAAGAATAACCGTGCCCATAAATTCTACAAATACCAAGTCAATCAATCTTGTCAACCGGATGGGGTTTAAGCTAGAATCAACCCTAGCTCAGGCTACCCCTGAAGGCGATCTTTGTTTATTCCGATTATTTTGGGATGAATGCAAATACCTTGAGGAAAAGTACCGTGGGAAAATCTAGTCCGCCACCTGCACCCGATTACGAAGCATCTGCACGAGAAACCGCACGCGGCAACTTAGAAGCTACCCGCGCAGCAGTTCGAGCAAACCGCGCTAACCAGATAACACCGTGGGGAAGACTAACCTGGCGGCAAAACCCAACTGGCGGCAGAATAAATTACGATGCTTATAATCAAGCATTGCAATCGTATAATCAAAGCCGTTTTCCGGCTAATACAGAAAATGATTGGCAAAATTTAAGCACAGAGGAAAGGGTTAAGCTTAGAAAGGGAGGATCATTGGGTGCGGCAATCCAACAAGGGCAAGCTCAAGGACAGTTTCAAGGAATTGCGCCGAGGCTGGAAGACTTCATGGAATACGACCCAGATTCAGGATGGGAACAGACAACCGAACTTACACCCGAAGCACAGGCCGCGTTAGACCAGCAGTTAGCCTTGAACCGTAAATATGGCGAGGTAGCTAATTTAGGCTTTGATCGAGTTCGCTCGATATTTGAAAACCCGGAGCTTGATGTTGGTGCATTACCTAGACGTGCGATTGACGTAGGCCAGACCGCGCAAGAAGCGTTATTGGCCAGACTTAACCCGCAGCTACAGTCTCAAGAAGAAGCCACGCGGCAACGGTTAGCAAACACTGGCATTGGACTAGGCTCGGATGCTTTCTCGCGTGAAATGGCAATACAAGGCCAGCAAGCTAACGACTTGAGACTGCAGGCTGCATTACAAGGCATAAACCTTGACCAAGCTAACCGCGCTGCTGCACTGCAAGAACAAGCCTACCTACAAGACCGACCGCTCAACCTGATTAACGCCCTACGCTCAGGAAACCAAGTACAAGCCCCGCAATTCCAACAGTTTGCACAACAGGCAACCACACAAGGGCCTGATATGCTAGGCGCTGCACAGATGGGCTACAACGCACAAATGAACGCATACAACGCTGACCAAGCCGCAGGCAGTGGGATGATGGGAGGATTGTTTGATGTTGGGATGGGTTTGGCTAAATTGCCGGGCGCTGGTGGTTCAATGTTTAAGGGCTTTAAGGGATTATTCTCATGAGAGACTTTGACCTAGAACAACAGCTAATAGACGCACGACGCAGACGCTACGGCGAACAAGCCCAAGCGCAAGCCCCGCAAGGCAGGATGGTAGGGGGTAGATTTGTTGCGCCCAATGCGCTTGAGTATTTAGCCGCTGGACTGCGTGGCTTTGGTGGTATTCGTGGTCAACAAATGGCAGAAGATGAGCTAAGACAGCTACAAACTACACGACAGCAAGCTGTAGCTGATGCCTTGCGTGGGTTTAATGAAAACATGCAAGGGACACCGGAGCAGGTTATACCAAACCTTACGCCAGTGGATGACGAAGGCAACCCAATGCCGCAAGCGATTAAACCCGCCCAACCGCAAAACATACCCGCAGCGTTTCGCGCACTAAGCACTTCGCCTGATGCTGCAATGCGTCAGTTTGCCCAACAGGGTGCGATGCAATTTGCACAAAAAGCCGCAGAACAGCGTAGAGCAGAACAAGACAGACAGCGTTTGATGGGTATATTGCAAAACAGTACCCCGCAACAAGCTATAGCCGCTGGTGTTCCTGTTGATTTAGTAAAAAGCTACTATGAAGCCCCGAACATTGGACGGGCAGAGGTGGCGCGCACGGTAGAAATAACGGGCGCAAACGGTGAAAAGCTAATACAGCAACTAGATAAAGCTGGCCAACCTGTAGGTGCGCCTATGCCTGCCTACAACGCGCCAATGCAAATTAACACTGGTGGCGCTATTGAACTGGTAGCACCTAAAGCAGGGCAGCGGTTCGCTGTTGGCATGTCGCCGTCAGAACGTGATGCAAGCGCACGAGGTTGGGCTAATGTAAGACAAGGGCAAGAAAGGCTAGAAATAGACAAACCAAAAACAACAACTCCGGGCAAGCAATTAACAGAATCGCAAGCTAAAGGCGCGTTATTTTTGGGGCAAATGAGATCAGCTACCAATGAACTAGACAAGTTAGCGCAAATAGTTAGTCCGGTGCAGACCGCCATGACAGGCAGCACATATACTAACTGGGCCGCCCCAGAAAATGCGCAACAAGTAGCTCAACTTCAAAATCAATGGTCTGAAGCATATTTAAGAGCAAAAACAGGGGCTGCCGCTACACAAGGAGAGGTGGAACTCAATAGAAGGACGTTTTTCCCTGTTGTTGGGGATGGTCCTTTAGTTATTTCTCAAAAGCAAAAAATGCGTGAACAAGCAGAGCGCGATATGGAGCCAACAGCCGGCCCTGCCGCACAAACGGCAGGACAAAGCCCGACGCGGCCAACACCACCAAATGAATTATTTAACGCTGCTGATGCAATTTTAAACAAAGGCAAAAAATGAGCGCAGAAAAATACGCTCAGTGGATAGTCGAAAATCAGGACAAACAAGGTACGCCTGAGTTTGAAACTGTTGCTGCTGCTTATAAAGCCGCAAGGAATCAAACGCCACAAGCTCCACAA